AAAGAAACCTTACGAACATATTCGTGCTGACCTTTCCACCAATCAAGTGTGCCCTTAGATGATGTTCTTCCTAGTTGTAGTTGTTCCTTCACATCAAACTTTACGAAACATGCATTGTCAAGTAAGACTTGATATGTTGGTCGCTTTTCTGGATCAAAGTGAACCAATGCTGCAGAAAGAATCACACAAGTTGATTCTACTCCCAGCGTCTCAACATCAAACATAAACATTAGAATCCCCGACCTTCACCCTCTTTGGTAAAGAATGCATTAATCTTTTGCTCTTTAGTCCAACCATTAGTGTAATCATTATCAACATCACAAAGAGCAAGTGCTTCTTCTTCAGAGAGAACACGATGTGATGTAATGACTTCTGGTAGTGCCAATTGAGAAAACTCTTTGGCATCTTCCATTGTAACATCATCCATGGCATACTCTGGATTAGTTGCTGGTGCTTCGACCATGTAACGCATACGATATGATTGAATCGCTTCGACCAAAACCCATACCGAACCTTCTTTCAAATTACTCATCGCTATCACCTTTCATTGCTAGTGCTTTACCTAAAGATTTCTGCGCAGTACGCAGACCAAATTCCATCTCTCGTTTTTGTTGTCTCACCATATTCAACTGACTGAGAGTTTCTTGATATTGTTCATACAAGTCTGTAGTGCTTTTCTGTAGTGATTCAACATATGTAGTTAGTTTATGAATAGTCACCCATGAACCATCAGCAAGTTTAGTATGTCCATCACGAATACGAAATTCATCAGTCCATTTTTCGTTTAGTTTATACTCTGGCATTGGTTCAAATACAAACAGTTCCTGCTCACCCAACTTCTTTAGGACTGGAGCAAACTGTGTAGCGACACTTTCTTTACCATAAAACATTATTCATTCTCCTCATACTCATATTCTTCCTCACGACCAGCCATTGCTGCATGGACATCACACAGAGTAGTATGCCAACCATCAGTATATGTTTTTCCTGGAGCACCACATTCTTCGCATGTACGATAACTCATACTCTCTGCAAAGTTGATATAACTCCAATGTTTGTCAGTTGCACCATTAACATAGAATCGAAGTCCACCGAACTTCTCTTTTACTTGAACAGCAACTGGAACCTTCAATGTTTCTTCATCAAGTTTTGCTTTGGCTTCGTCAATCTTTTCTTGGGTGATAATATTTTTACTACCTTCCCACTGTGGTTGATCAACTTTATCTTTGATAGATTCGTAACGACTCTCGGCTTGACGATAATCGCTAGTCAAAAGACCACAAAGAATATCGATGATGTTATACCAACCATCACCACATTCAAAACCCCAACACATGGCTGTGACTTGCATATTCTCATGACGATCTCGAAAGATTAGAGGATACTTTGCACATAATGCTTCATCAAGTTCTTTACGCATAATTAACTCCAAGTTCTATGGTCTTCAGCCACATGTTCAATACCATCATATTCATGAATGTGCCATTTAACATCATCAGGAATTTCTATAATAGCAATTTCTGCTGCCCAACCATTTGCTGACTCACCCATTTCTTCAAGCACTGCAATTAGATCTGGATCAGAACGATCGTTGTAAAACTCATAATCACTTAGGTAATGCTCATCATCACCAGCATGTCCTGCTTTGTAATAGGAAGCACCAAGAAATGCAGAGTTCTCTTTCTCTACTTTATCAAAAGCGATGCCCTTACGATCTAGTAATTTCTCAAACGCTTCATTTGAGATACCAAACCCACCGAAACATCTATTAATTGCTACTTTCATTTTGTTCTCCGAATACATGATGGAATCTATTGAATTTTATTCCCAGTGTATGATGTATGACTTTGTCTTTAACCATATCTGGAATTGTTGTGTAAGGAAACTCAAGATAGAATGGACATCCATCATTTCCCCATGTCTGGTCTTTGATAAATCTTTTTACAAGACTCATATCCTGTTTTGATTTAACATCAAAAAATCTTTTTGGTTTTAATCTACTTTCGAGTATCATTTAATAATTTTTGAAGAATCTGCAACATCTTTGTCGTCACGGATTTCTACAAAGACAGGTAGGAACAGACTCTCTTCACCTTGTTTGTTTTTGATTCTAGCATTATACTTCACTGCCACGATTTTGTCAACTAAATTTTCTTTCCAATATTGCTTTCGTTGTGCATCATTGAAACCAGATCCTACATTTACTTTTACAATCCCATCTGCAGACTCGCAAATAATTGCACCAAGCATACCTACTGCCTTACCCTTACCTTCTTCGACTGCAACAATCTTAAGATCGCATTCCAATTCACCTTTGAATTTAATCTGAGTCTTGCTTCGTTTGTCTTCCCAGATACCACTACCATCTTTAAGAATGATTCCTTCGTAACCAAGAGACAAGTATTCTTGGAAGATCTCTTGTGCTTGTTCTATTGTTTCTACAATTGTAGATGATACAGCCCATATCTTTTTACCATCTGACTTCTGATTGTTTACAATCTGTTCCAAAGTCGAGAATCGTTTTGAGTATGGAGTCGAACACTGCCCTGCTTCAAACATAACATAAGGAATTAAATCCCAAACAGATGCGTGTACCATCGATGCTTCTTCAGCAGAGATTGTACCCTTGTTTGCTTTGTTAAGAATACCATTACCTGTTTGACGATCTGCGAACTGGTGGTCACCCTCAAGCATAACCAACAACTCACCATCAAAGACACAATCAATATTTCCTGCCAGTGTAGCAAACTCTTTCTCCAAATTACCCAACAGATGAATCTGTTTACCATTTCGGCTACGGAATTCTACCTTACCATCACGAACAATGGCATTGAATCGCATACCATCCATCTTCATCTGAGCATAGGCTGGGAACTTAATCTTGTCAACCAACTTCTGTTCAAATGGACTGCATAACATGCAGGGATACTCAGCAATCAATCCACTCCAAACTTTATTGGCAGTGGATACATCAACACCACATTTCAGATCTTTCTGAATGATTCGTTCGATAACTTTAGCATCATCTGGTGATAGAGATGCGAGCAACATACGAAGATATTCGATTGCTGCATTACCTGTAACAGTGCGAGAAGATAAATCATAAAGTGCTCCAAGTGCATTCTCCAAAGAGGTTTGTTTAGAATCAGTAACATACTGAGGGATCTTACGCTGATAGAATTGCGTAAATGGGTCGAGAGCCAAACGAACAACTTCTCGTAAAGTTTCGTTATCGCTCTGTGCGTTTAATTGCTCGATCTTGAAATTGCGAGATGAGTTATTCGCTAGGCTCTCTAAAAAAGAATTAATGTTCATTGTTCATCACTTCCATAATATGTTTACATTTACCATGATACTTAAATCCAACGCATGTGCATGACATTCCATTATCGGTTTCTTCTACATAATACACATGGTCTTTACTACCATTAATCTTCCATCGTTTGGCATTTGATTTGTCTTCATAACGCTGGAGGATTTTGAATTTACGATAACGAGTATCGAACCTAAGTGGCTTCTTAAACTTCATGAAGTCTTTTGGATTGTTCCACTTAAAATATCCAATGATTTTATCCATTGAGTCATTCATTAGATATGTATGATTTGGTTGAAAGTCTGTAGACCAGACAGTGATTTCTTTAGCAAGGATCATGCAACTTCCTTGAAGTAACCATAGGGCAGACCATTGAGGAAACAGAAGTATTCCCAGTCGCCATCTGCTTGACTGGCATCCATGATCCAGCGAAGTGCAGTGGCACGATCTTTCGCACCCATGCAGATGGTATTGGTGACATGCTGTTCAAACTTAGCAGTGGCTTCTGCTTCTGCTTTCTTCTCTTCAGCGAATACAACTTCAGCCTGTTTGCTGAGTGATTCCAACTCTTGCTCGAGTTCTTGCTCAGTCATTGCATCGTAGTTCATCCAGCGAGGACGCACACCATGAACATCTTTATAGAAGTCATAGTGGGTTGCAGCCAACTGTTCTTTACGACTCAATTCTTCCCAAGATTTCATCACATTCTCCATCATAATATAACTATTATACACTAACTCGCAATTAAAGACAACTATTAAATTGCAAGACTTTTGCGTGGGAATCCATTTGCAAACCCACCAGTGCCAGACACAAAGCCACGAGATGATTTTGCAGACATCTTGGACTTAGGTGCACGACGCTTTTTCTCGTCAACTTGAATCACACCACCTTTACGCAAGAATGCTTTCAATGCCTTCTCACCTTCAGCACGGATCTCTGATTTTGTTTTAACAGAGGTATTGTAAATCACAGATTTGATAGTTGCAGACTTTTTCATAATATAATTCCTTTTCAATTAAACAGACAGATTCAAGATTCGTGCATCGTATTCCATGAATGACACTTCATGTGGTACGAACACAATTTTGCCAACACGAGAATGTTTCCCCTTTGGTTGAATGTCACCAGAGAAAACATCTTTAGTGCAGGTAATTTTGTAAGCCATATAACCTTGTTCAGTGTTACGAACTTGCTCAACAACACCTTCAACGAAACAGTCTTCACGACCAATCATAGGTTTGAAGTCATAAGCACGGATCGTTTGACCAACTTTAGCGATATTTGAAAATTTCATTTGTTCACCTTTCTTCATCATAATATAACTATTATGCCCTAAGTTGCAATTAAAGACAACAACTAAATGCAAAAAACCCTACCATCGGTAGGGTTATTCTAGCCCTGTCTCTACAGGGTCTCTCGTCTCTAGTAAGTTAGTGCTTACTTACTTAAGAGCCGATGCTGAGGCTATTTGGATGCCAGAGCCAAAAAGTCGGCTATATTCGTTGACTAGTTGAGTGTCGGGTTCAGCGTCTGATGCGATGGCAGTTCTGTGTAGATCAATGTTTCCTGTCGCATAAGGCATGTATGGTGCGAGTCCAACTCCAACACCTTGTTCAGTTCTTTGCATTACGATTGATGCAGGTTTCTTTAATTCAATGTGGCGATCGTAATGATTAAAAATTTGTGCAATAAGTTCTTCACCACTGATCAATTTAAATACTCTAATGTCGTTCATTCTATTCCTCTATAACAAGTTGTTCAATAAAATCTGCAGCATGATTTTGGTCAGTGAAGAATTTAATTAGCAATCTTTCCAACTCATAACAATGCTGTGCAATTACCATTATCTGTCTGTTCTTAAACACAGATATTTTTAAGATCCATTCGCCACGACGAACTGTGACAAATGAAATCATGTTGGGTGATAGTTTTGCTCTCATCATAGAAAGTATTTAGGGAATCCGAAGACTCCCTAAAGTTTCTACGACTTGACTGGTTTTGGTTGTTTACCGTTTACCCAATCCCAATCGTCATCTGTCATTGGGATCCAGTTGGTCATTTACATTCCCCATAAGCAGCCATTAACTTCTGGGCTTCCTTATGTTTACCATTTCTGGCGAGGTCTGCTGCAGCTTTTGCGTAACCTAAACCTTTTAAGCAGATATAAACTTTGCGGAAAAATGATTTCATCACTTCTCCTCATTCAATAACTGTTTCTCACCTGCTGACTTAACTGCGATCTTCTTTGGTTTCTTTGCTTCTGGAATCAAACGCTCCAAAGCAATCTTAAGCATACCATTAAAAATCTCGGCATCTCTAACTTCAACCTCATCATTTAATGCGAATGAACGAGTGAAAGCACGATTGGCGATACCTTTGAACAAGAAACTATCGTCTTGTTCTTCAGTTTTAATATTACCACGAACAACTAATTTACCACCATCGATTTCAATATCAATATCTTGCTGAGCAAAACCTGCGACAGCAATCTCAATTGTGTAGTGAGTGTCATCATGTTTCTTGATATTGTATGGAGGATAGTTAGGAATATTTTTAGTGACATCTTCGTGCAACTTTTGCAGACGAGCGAACTGGTCATCAAAGCCAACAAAGAATTTATCCATGTCTTTAGTTCCCCACAATGTAGGGATAAAATTGTTTGTCATGGGATCTCCTTACTTAACTACAATAGCTGTGAAGAAATCATTAGTAGATTTCGCTACAGTTTTTGCAAAAGATGCTTGTGCATCAATATAAGTTTGGAGTTGTTTTGCGATCTTTTCGTCTTTGACAAAAGTCTTAACGAATTGAGTCTTTGCACCAGAGATGGTGTCGATGGATGTGTTTACTGCTTGTAACATATAGTTCTCCTATTAAGCGAGATTAAATAAAAACTCTACCCCAAATGGGCATAGAGGGTTGCTGGTTACGATTCCAGCGACATCGTGCGTCATGTCCGCTTTATACGATTCGCAACTTAGTGGTCCTAAGGTGAATTCTATTACTATTTATACACAGTCACTCAAACTTTCAAGTAACTTCTGCATATTTATTTCTTTATCTTCTTTTGTAGGTTCTGAACTTATCTGTTCATTACATACATTGTTACTTCGAATCCGTATCTCATTTCTACTGCTGATGGTGTTGTCCACATAATGTTTCTCCTTAATTAAGTTATTGTCCATATAGGACATTTATACTTATAACAGAGAACACAAAAACCAGCTAAGCAAAATCATTAGTTATGTCTAATGGTATTTATGCTTTTGGTTCTTCAGCAGCTTTTTCTGCTTCTGCAATTGCAGCAACTTGTGGTTCACCTTGCTGTTTAATTTTGTTAATTAGGGTAACAACTTCCTCGAAAGGATGCTTACCTAAAACACGAAGAATAGTATTTGCTTCATCGATAGTCAATTCAAGTTTGATCATTTTGTTTTCTTTCCTATGTTATATTTTGGAACTAATTCCCACTGGTCTTTTTCTTTATAAGAGACCACCTTAATTTGAGAGAGCGATGCCTTTTGTTCTACCAATGCATTGTTTAGAATCTTTAAAAGATCCCAGTCTTGCAATAAACTGGCAATAGCATTTCTTCTCTCGATATCTCCACTCGTGATGTTTGATTCTTTTCCATCAAGAGCGAATAATTCTTTAAAGTGCACGATGAAATACCTACCCTGCTTATGCAAGATATGGCACGATTGATACAGTTTGTTTTCTTTTCTGGATGCGATGCCGATGCGAGTAAGTGTCTCACGAACCTTTAAAAAATTGTCTGGTTCTGGCAGTATCACTTCAAGCATGGACTCGGGAGTCCAGTCGTAGTAAATCATCTCAACAGTCATTATTTTCCACCTTTGTATAATTTTTCTTTTATCATAGCCAACTGTTCATCGGAGAGAATGCTCAATGCTTCTAATGCTTTCTCTGATGAGTAACCAAAGTACTCTTTAACGAGTGTCAAGGAATCAGAATCGGCATCTTTTTTATGCCACTTACTGAATCTCTTTTTCTTTGGTATAGTATTTAGGAAAAAGGAAAATTGCCAGTCTTTTGGGATGCCAGAGTTACGATTCATCTCGTTGGCATAAAGGACTGTATCGGGAAAATAAGACAAACCCCTGTTCACAAGAAAGGGGAGATAGTCTTTCTCTGCTTGTGGATCTTCGAACAGATTCTTTTTGGTTAGGTTAATTGCATTAATAAAGTCAAAGGGAGTCATAATATAAAACCACATTTTTTTAAGGTTTCTGGAGAACAACCAAATCGTTTTCCTGGAAACAATTCTTTTAGTTTATTCTCCAGTTCTTCACGACTGTTTGCTTGAACAATAAAACGACTGTCTTGTTCGTGATATACAAAAAGAATACCATTATCTTTTTCAATATTAATACGGATAATATCTTCTGGAGTATCTTCTTCTATCTCTTGTAATTTTGATAAAAGAAAGTCTGCTCTTCGTTTAGCAACTGCTTCACGAGCAGTCCAGCCCCAGTGGATACCCACTACTAGTACGGCAAAGAGTATAAGAAATTCCATGGCATCCTCATTTGAATTTGCACTGAGCCATAATCTCAGTTAGTGCTGCCATAATATTTAGTTCATGGTCAGCCACAAATGCTGCTTTGTATTGATAGTCTGCTAGGATAAGAACCATTGGTGGAATACTATTCACATCCATATTTACGGATGCGTTGTCATACAATTCACGAAACAATGCAGTTGTATCTGCATCAGAGTTTTTGGCAACCCATTTACGCACTTCAGTAAAGTCTTTGTCCTTCATAAGTTTAATTAAACCTTTGAAAGATTCTTCAGACATATTGACGAGAATGCCTGAGTCGATTTTACCTGACACAGAGTATCGTTGCATCTCATTAAGAATACGACGATAATCAGGAAAGTGTTTGGTGATTAGTTCTGCTACAACTTTAGGATCGAACTCAATGCCCTCTTGTTTGAGAATAGCAGTTGCTCGTTTAAAGAATGCTGCAGCAATCTCTTGCTTCTCTTTAGAGTCAATCTTAAATTCAATAACAGCACAGCGAGAATGAATCGGTTCAATGATACGATTCTTATAATTAGCAGTGAAGATAAATCTGCAATTGGCAGAGAATTCTTCCATGTAATTACGGAGTGCTGGTTGAGTGGAGTTTGCTTGTAGATAATCTGCTTCGTCTAAGATAATAACTTTCTTAGCATCAGTCAGCGATACAGATGTAGCGAAACCCTTAATGGTAGTACGAAGTGTGTCAATATGACCACCAGTATCTGAACCATTAAGAATCACAAACTCTGCACCAATTTCATTACACAGTGCTTTGGCGATGGTAGTTTTACCTACACCTGCCGTGCCACACAATAGAAAGTGAGGCAACTCACCTTGTGCAACATAATCCTTGAATGTCCTCTTTAAAGACTCTGGAAGGATACAATCATCAATCTTTTGTGGACGATATTTCTCAACCCACAAGAACTGCTCATCACGACTTTCAATCATATAAATCTCCACATAATATAGAATAGAGAGGAATTATATCCTCTCTGAAATTAAAACTCAAATGTAGAATCTGCTTCCACTGCTACATAATAAACCAAGTCACTGTTTGGAGATTTAAAACGAGAAATCTTTTTACTTGAAATTGATACTTCATAATCTCCTGGAAGCATCTTTAAGTTTTCAACCTTTAAGTTTACCTTAAAAGTTTTGTCAGTAGTTCCAACAGGTTCACTGTAAGAGTTTCCTGTTGCATTCTTTTTATCTCCAACCACTGCTGTGATTGTTGAACCATCACCAACGATTGCCACATCTGCTGCACGAAGAACAGATGCTGTTTTGTTAATCATACTTAACATATTCGCAGACATACTAAAGTTAATTTCTGCTTCAGGGAATGTAATTGCTTTTTGTGGAGCAGTTAGCACAGTTGGGTCTGCAGCAAAGAACTTAATGTTCATGTTACCTTGTTTGATTGAGACAAATTTCTCTGCAAACTCAAGTTCAGGATCGTCAAACAAAGACATCGCACCCAAGAACTCATTGAGATCGTAGATGCCAAAGTCAGGGAATGTCTCCGTGATAGTTGCATCAGCCATCACATTCTTCTGTGCACTGATTGTTGCTAGTTTATTACCACTCTTAAGAAGCAGGTTCGAATTGATCCCTGCGAAATTCTTAATTAGCGATACAGTTTCTTTACTAAGTTTCATTTACTTTTCTCCATTCAAATGATTACATTACTATGTATAAAACATTATACCTCAGAACGAGGTTTTTGACAAATTTATTTTGAATACTTAACATCGTGTTCATATAAGAACATAAGGCAGCACATTGCATGTGCCAAGTGATTCTTTCCAGTTTCGGGATCGTCTTGCTCTCCCTCTTTCCATGCCCATAGATGTCTTTGCATTGCGTCAAAGTATCTTCGTTTAGAGTCTGGAACATTCTTCCAATTATCTGGTTCGTATTTCTCTGCACCAAATGTTAGAATTTCTACAGTTGCTTTTAATGCAAGTGGTGGTAGTAAACCATATTGTAATTTACCACCATCAAATTTACGACCACCAGTGGTAGCGTTTTGTGACTTTTTAATATCTTCTTTGGTTGCCATAATCTCTCCAAATGAAACAACAAATGGACACTCCGAAGAATGTCCATTGATTACTCACTTAATTAGGCTGTACGAGTAAATACAGAAGAACCAGCAACACGATTCGCCAATGCAACCATTGCACGAGTTGGACGACCGATACGATACTTAACTACTTCAGTACCATTTACAACTGCTGGGTTAGAATAAACACAGTAGCCTTGCTCACGCAAATTGCGGATAGTGCTAGCAGGATGAGCAATACCAAATGAAGATTTGATTTGCTTTGCTGTGAAAGTTTTACCTTTTTGTAGGTGTGTTAAAAGAAGTTCTTGCTTGGACATTATATAATATCTCCATAATAAACAGCCATCAAATGAAAAAATCATCTGGGGCGATGGCAATACCCCAGACGATAGGAAACGACTCTTAATTAAACTTCGATGCCATTCTGTTTAAGAATTTCATTGAAGTCTTCTACATCGTCATCCACAGGGATGGAGTCATCGATGATCTTTTGCAGACGAGAAGATTCCAATGCATCAGTCTTCTGTGCTTCAACTTGCTTAGGTGCTTTCACTTTAACAGTTTTAGCCTTTGCAAGTTTAGCAACTTTGGCTTTCGCCTTAGTGACTTTTGGAGTCTGCTTGTCAGCGAGTTCTTTACTGTATGCAGTCATGTCTGCATCAGTAGGCAACGGAAGTTGATATACACCACGCTCGACTTTGTTCTTATTGAACAACCAGTTAGGGTAACCAATCTTCTCATTCTTCGCACCAGTACGCTGGTCACGGAGAGTGTAATAGATCGATGCACATTCTTTCAAAGTAATGCGACCATCTTTCTTGTATTGTTTGTTGGTCTCAAGAACAGACACAACGAATCGTTTTTGTGACAGGGTCAAGTTTGCAAATTTCAACATAATAAATTTCCTTTTTCAATGATAACGAGATGTAAGTATACTACAGTTTCTAATTAAAGACAAGTTTAAAATGGAACCTCGTCTTTGGGGGTTGCAACTGGTTGCTCCACGACAACCTCTGGCTCTGGTTGCGGATTTGCAACCTTATCATACAAGTCGATGAATGCAGTCTTCGTTGCAGCATCAAAACGATTGCAACATAACTCCACTGCTTTCTGTTCGGTCTTAAAGATTGCATAAGCACGAACAATGTGAATCATACGACGAGTAGTAATAGTTTCATCCACACCACCATCCTCGAAAGTACGACGAATTGCAT